ATAATAGACGCTCGCACCAAACAATTCTTTCGTTTTGTTGTTTGTCGATTGGCGCTATTGCTTCAGGAGTTCCTTGCATAACTTCTCAATCCGTTTCAAGACTCTAATTATTTCTAATTGCATATCCCTATGAGACTTCATTACTGCTCACCAATTCTATTCAATGATTGTGATGTCTCTTTGATTTTGTATGCGATCTCTTCTCTATCTGATATGGTATATTCTTCTAGTGTAATGTTGTACGTGGGGAGTTCTCTATCATTATACAATAGTGACAAATGATTAACCGCCATGTGGTTAGCCTTCAAAGATATGTACCTAGAACCGACAGCCAAATCTTGCATAACTGTTCCAATCAATTGATTAGAATACAAGGCATGGCCAAACACCCATGTTTGATATTCCGCAGTTGATACAAATGAATCCGGCCTAGTGGTCATCAATGCCCATCCTTGAGTAAATGATTGAAACCAGAGATTAAATTCGTTAATATCAACAATTTTCCAAGCGTAACCCTCTCTATCATCTTCAAAAATGGTTGTTAATCTCGCGCCACCGGATTCGATGGTATTAACAGCAGGAACTGTGTTTAGATCATTACTTAATGTAAGTGTCCTTCCCGTTCGCTTCATTTCTTCACCGCCTTATGTGCTGCCTTTACTGCTGCTTTGAATCCGCCTTTTTTCCATTTACCGGACTTTAGTTTATACTTAGATGCAACTTTTTTGAATGCGGCTTTGTACTTGCGAGAATAAGCAGAAGTCTTACGCTTTACCTTCTTGACATCTGCTACAATTTCCTTGGCTTCTTGGCGAACCTCTGTAACCGCAGACCGTGTCGAATTAACGGCCTCTATCAATCGTAGATATTCTTCTACAGACATGCTTACACTAGGCAGTTAATCACCTCAAGCGCCTTGCTGAGATAGTGCTAGAGCCATAGCGGATGCTTCAGACATAGTCTCAACTGTGCATTCAAGAGTGATTGACATATAGACATTTGATGTCCATTGGGTAGATGCTTGACCGCCAAGGAATATTGAATCAACAGCTACTAGATAACCATTAGTCCACATTTGTGGTAGAACATCAGTGTCATGGCTTACTTGAGGGAATCCGTCTTGAGGATCTAAGTTTACAGCGTACAATTTACCGCTGGAAACCACTGCTCTATTAGAACTAAACACAATGTCGGTTTGACTCTGTGTGCATAGTTGGAACTGTGCGGCCGCAGTGGTAGCACCTGTTACTTCTAGTGCCTTTCCAGCCTCATCAGAAAAGGTCACGGCTATGTTGTGAATTCTTAATACTGATTTGCCTAGGGCATCAACATAAGCACCCAAGTCAAGAGGGATTTCTTGGTAGATGTTATTTGCTGTTGCGTTCAATGTCTGTCTAATAAAAAAGGAGTCGCTTTTCTTTACCATAAACCTATCATGAAAGGAACAGTCTATAAATATTCCACTAGCATTAGGCTTGAACATCTACAACGATGTAGGTCGGAATAGGTACGGAGTACCCCGAATCTACTTAGAAATTGTCAAATTATAGCAATCATTATGAATGAAACTACTCTAGGAGCCATCATGGAGAGTAAAGACATTCAATTTTGGCAGGACATTGATGATAAAATACAGGATATAATCTACCTTATTAGATTAAAATATCCAAAATTTAACGGTACACCCATAGAAAAGGTGATTGTTAGACTTTCAGACGCATACAGAGCAAGCGGTCAAGTTGCAGATGCAATAGATAAGGGGTGGATTAAGTGACTACACAGTTTAATAGATATCAAATACATTTACTTCGAACCGCAATCGAGTATTTTATTGATGCAAAAAAAGACGAAATCGAATATGACTGGATGGAGGGCGTCCATGATGATGCGATTGAATCATGTAATGCTTGGATAAAAGATGCAGAAGCAATTGATAGGATACTTTACAAAATGAGGTTTTCTAAATGAGCCGTCCAAGAAGTGCAGACCCTGGCGTACCAATTACAATTTCAATACCTAACAGTTTGAAAATAAGACTTGATAAGGAATTATCGTGGAAACAATCGCGATCTAAATGGGTAACTAAGGCAATCGAGGCGAAATTTTTGGATATGGACGCCTTTAGTGTAAGTGATTTGCCTAATGTCGCATTATTGGCAGCCGTACACGCTCGTATGTGTGGCTGTATGGCCATAGAATCCTGCGGTCATTGGAGTATGCTCACAAAAGTGTTGCCAATTGAGGAAACTGAAGCAAGACAATAAGATATAATAGACGCTCGCACCAAACAATTCTTTCGTTTTGTTGTTTGTCGATTGGCGCTATTGCTTCAGGAGTTCCTTGCATAACTTCTCAATCCGTTTCAAGACTCTAATTA